GTGGTATAGATGCTTATGCCGTAACAGCAGGAAGATTTTGGGGACTGCTGAATTATCTCGCCTCTCGCGCCTCACGCCACAAGGTGGAACTGAACTGGGAGGCACATGACCGTGGATGACTATGCAGATCATTGAATCTATACCTATCGGCATTGTCCTCGCCATGATCGGTGTGGCCTTGGGACTAGGAGCGGGGGCTTTCTGGCTGATTGGGTATCTTGAAAGGCGGTTCAAATGAGCGTTTGTGTCGTGGCTCCGATGTTGAATGAAATGCGCTATGCCCGGGCATGGCTCACGAACGTCCAGAGGTACGCTGATGAAATCATTGTCTGTGATACGGGGAGTATGGACGGGACGCGGGAGTTCATGGAAGCGAACCACGTGAAGCTGTTCACTTGGAGAGTGAAGGATCGGTATGTGTGGCCCGAGGCGCAAATCCGCAATCACTTTGCTACGTTGACCACTTGTGAGTGGATCTGTTATCAGGATGCAGATGAACTTGTGGGGCAGGATTTCATTGATGCCTTGCCGAAGCTTCAGAAGACCCGACTGCCTTTCGTAAGGTTCCCGCAGATTTCCTTCTGGTACGGACTCCACACAATCAGGGCGAGGTCACTCAAATCTTGGCACGACTGGAAACACTTCTACCCCAATGGAACCAAGACGAAGTTATATCGGAAAGAATGTACATGGGGTAGCGGGGCAGAGATCAACGGATGCCACCCTTATCTTCAATACAAGGATTGGGGTCGATGGAGTCAAAGACTCTGCAAGTACACGAACATCCCATTTTTCCATTATCACTACGCCTTCGGTATGAGACTGAACGATCTTGAAGGCTACACGATGGAAGGTAGATTTGTTCCGTTTAGAGGAAAGCATCCCGAGGAAGTTGAGTTGTTGTCTCACACATCTGGGGAGGTAGAATGAAAACTCTATGCGCTGTACTATTGCTGGCGTTACTGGTGATTGGTCTTGACTGCGGCCCACATCACTCGAAGACGTTCCCGCCGAAGAGTTGTGAAACGTGTCACGGGGGGAAATGATGGATCAACACTCACTTGAACATAGGCAATACCGGAGAGGTATGCAGAGTCACTTGACAGCCTTTGAGGTGCGATACCATTTGAGGCTGCCCTACTGGATTATACGGGGATTTGAGAACGAGCAGGATGAGTTCTACAACGAGAAGAGATTAGGGACACCGTTCAGAGTGCCAACAAAATCTAAGGGGTGGAAGAAAAATAGTTGCAGGTGATCCCCTAACGTGTTTTATTTGTGCCAAGTGGATCGACGGGTTCACCAGAATTGATATGATGACATTCAGACCCAGACCTCGCGAGGGTGTCTGGGTTATTCATTTTAGGGGTACGCTAAAAGGCACGACAGTGGGACAAAGTCTGACAAACGCCATTGCGCGTGTGGGCCTCTGCCCCTTTGACATTGTAGGAATAACAAAGTGCAATTATGCCGGGAAGTCGCAAGGGCAGGTATAACAAGTCAACCTATGAGATCAAAGACATTCTGGACAAAGTTGTCGATTGGAATGTCATTGCCTCCAAGCTCTATAGCTTAGCTACAGGAGAGAAGCCTGATGCTTTCGCAATCAAGACGTTGATTGAGTTCAGGTATGGTAAAGCTGCACAGTCAATGAAGATCGAGGGCGGGGACAAACCGCTTCAGCATAACGTGAAGGTTACTATTGTCCGACCAACTTGACATGCAGGCCACCCGGGTGTTTGATGAAACCTACCAGGCTCAAGAGTCAGGTAGGCGTTTTGTTGTTAATCAGGGTGGAGCTAGGTCAAGCAAGACAATCTCACTGGTACAACTCTTCATTGTCCTCTGTCTCAAGTATTCGGGTGAAGTGTTTAGTGTTGTGCGTAAGACTATGCCAGCTTTACGATCCTCTGCTATGCGTGACTTTCTTGGTATGCTTGAGACCTACGGACTGTACAGCCCTCAGAATCATAACAAGACGGAAAACATCTACAGACTAAATGGGAACGAGATTGAGTTCTTTGGCTTAGATGAACCCCAGAAGGTCAGGGGGAGAAAAAGGCGTTGGCTCTGGCTGAATGAATCGAATGAACTAAGTTACGAAGACTTCATGCAGCTGAATCTTAGGACTACTGGACAGGTCTTCCTCGACTACAACCCTTCGGATGAAGACCACTGGATATATGACAAGATCCTCCCCCGGGAAGACTGCACGCTAGTGAAGTCCACCTACAAGGACAATCCATTCTTAGAGAAGGAAATCGTCACTGAGATTGAAAGGTTAAAGACCGAAGATGACAACTATTGGCAAGTGTATGGCATGGGCGAGCGTGGTCATCGGCTTAGTCGTATCTATACCCGGTATGATGTTGTTCCTCTTTGGCCTGAGAATGTTGAAGAGACTATCTATGGACTTGACTTCGGTTTCAACAACCCCTCGGCCCTCATTCAATGCGGATTCAAAGACGGAGAGTTATACCTACTCGAAAGACTCTACCAGTCGGGGCTTACCAATTCTGACCTGCTCCTCAAACTACTGGCATTAGTCCCGTCCAATATCCCAATCTATGCAGACTCAGCCGAACCCCAGAGGATCGAAGAAATCTTTAGGGGTGGTCTCAACATTCATCCTATGACCAAAGGCCCTGATTCAGTTTCTAAGGGCATAGATACAGTGAAGCAGTTTATGGTACACCTTGTTGACGGCTCGGAGAATTTGATCCGTGAATGGAAAAAGTATTCATGGAAGACGGATAAGAATGGGAAAGTCTTGGACGAGCCTATCAAGTTTGACGATCATGCTTGCGATGCAGTACGTGGAGCAATCCAATCCTACCGCACTCGTGAAGACTTCAAGGTATTGTTTGCAGCGTAGGTGACTATGACACATAGACAAGCATTGAAAGCTGCGACAGTCCCGGCGTGGCTCATGGATGAAATGGTCAACGGGTCACAGAAGAAGTCTACGGTTCAAGATGAACACGAGTCTTACGATAAAGTCCCGATCATTTACAGGGCCGTGAGACTCAGATGCAATGCTCTGACTAGGGTTCCGGTCTATGTCTATCCTGGGGATTCGGAAGAGCCTTTAGATGAGGCGGAGTATCCGTTCCAGGGAAGTCTGCCGATCAATAAGCACTTGTGGTTAGCTGAGGCTTCTCTACTCTTGAAGGGTGCAAGCTTCACGTTGATCCTGAAGAACGCAATGGAACAAAGTACTGGTGAACTACAGTTCTTGAATCCCTTCACGATGAGCGTGATTCTTGATAGAGCTGGAGAGATTTCGAGGTTTGAACAGGGCAAAGACGGGGGGCAGAAACAGACCTGGCCCGTGGATGATATTCTTTATTGGCAAGAGTACGATCCTACTGATTCAAAGACAGGCTCGACTTCAGCCGCAGGGGTGTCACTGGGTTCTGCACAGATGCGGCACTATCTGGGAAGGTTTAGTTCAGAGTTCTTTGAGAAGGGGGCAATGCCCGTGATGATCGTAGGCTTGCCCACAGGGACACAACAGGCAGAGAGGGAGAGGGTAGAATCGTTCTTCAAGAAAACATTGCAAGGGATTAAGAACGCCTTCAGGATAGTTGCAGTCTCAGGGGAAGTCAAACCAACGATCTTGACTCCTGCGATGAATACGCTGGCCGTTCCAGATCTCAGTGCTTACACAAGGGAAGACATAGCCTACGCCTTTGATATTCCCGAGACTGTGCTCTCGAGCAAGGCGGCCTCATACGCTACCGCCTCGAGCGACTACAGAAGTTTCTTAGAGCAGACGATTGTCCCGAGATGTTGGTACTACGAAGAAGCCTTTAACAAGTATCTGAAAGAACAAGGATACAGGATTGAGTTTGCCCCCGATGAGATGTCAGAGATGCAGGAGGACGAAAACCAGAGGGCTACAGCCTTCAAAACGTATGTTGATGGAGGGATGACACCTGAGCTGGCCTCAGAGATTCTAGGTATAGACGTGCCCGAAAACTTCAAAGGGGAGATGTTCAAGAAACAATTAGCCCCGATTATTAACGTGCCGCCAGTTGTGCCAAAGGATCAGCCCAAAGACATGACCCAGGCTAAAGACGAAATGAAGAAATGGGAAAAGAAATCCCTCAAGAGACTGAAAGAGGGCAAGTCTGCCCAGGTTGAGTTTGAATCGGACGCATTGCCCGAGTCTTTGCGCACTGTGATGTACAACGCTCTGGGGATTGCCAGGTCAGAGGAAGACGTAAGGGCTATTTTCAATGGTTGACCTGACTAAAGCTCTTGAAATACCCGGATGGATGGGGCTGAAAGAATTGACGTTCCTGGCTGAACAGGCTCAGGGTCATTCAAAGATTGTAGAGTTGGGGTCTTACAAAGGGAAGTCTACGAGAGCCTTGGCTGACAATACGGAAGGGTTTGTCCTTGCGATCGATAACTGGCAAGGGCCGACGACAGTGAACTTCAGCCCCAACGAAAGGGGGGTAATCTTCAGCCAGTTTTATTTGAATTGCGAAGATCTAATGGGTGAAAAGCTTTTCTACTTGACTGCCGACCACATGGGAGAGATTGAAATTGACTTTGTGCCCGACATGGTTTTCATCGACGGGAACCATGATTATCTCAATGTCAAACATGACATAGAGCAATGGATGGGCAAGCTAGCCAAGGGCGGGCTTTTGTGCGGGCACGATGCAGATTACCCCGGGGTGGAAAGGGCACTGAAAGAGCTTTTGCCTGATTGCATCATAGACAAAGACAAGAAGATGTGGAGGAACCAATGACTCCATGCGAATTATGTAAGGGATCGTGTTGCAAGTCTATAGCCTTCCCTCTCTCTTGGTTTGCGAAGTCAGACATGGAGTGGGTAAAGCTTCATGCAACGGTTGAGACTGACAGAGTAAGACTGAATCAGGCGTGTTCAATGCTCAAGGATGGGAAGTGCTCAGATTATGAGAATAGGCCGAAAGCTTGCAGGGATTATCCCGTAGGATGTGAGTCGTGTATCAAGTCTGTGAATATGTTTGCAGAGGACAAAGAGAAAGTATTGGAGGCCATCAATGGACGTTGAACTGAAAGACACTATGATCCTCGGGCTAGGCGGTGCAGTAAAAGCTACGGAGGACGGACACCTAACGGGCTATCTGGTAAGATTTTCAGATGAGAACGAACCGGATAGCACAGGAGACTTCTTCACAGATGAAACCCAGTTTGACCTGGAGAACGTGGTCAAAGTCCCCCTGTACTTCCATCACAGACTTCCACTTAAGGGAAAGTCAGGGAGGACATTGAGAGTCAAGGAACAGATTGGGGAAGGCACGTTGAGTGTCGATGAAGAGGGAGTCTTGATCGACGCTATTCTCTTCAATCATTCAAAGTACAGAGAGGCTATACTGAAGGCCCATAAGTCTTTGGGTTGGTCTTCAGGGACAGCTTCCCACCTGATTGAGAAGGAAAAGGTCGGAAAATCTTACTGGATCAAGACATGGCCTTTAGGGTTGGATGCAAGTCTCACGCCAACCCCGGCAGAGATTAAGAACATGGCAGAAGTAAAAGCAGATTTCGACTTACCGGAGGATGTAGCAG